TTATAATGCCATTTCTGGGTATTTCAATGCTCCATTATTGTCAGGAGTAAATGTGACTTCTTTTGTTGCCATTCTGCCATTTTCGTCCAAGTAGTAAAACTTGCCATCTATGTACTTTAACCCCTTGACCATGGCTCCATCTTCTCCCAGGTAATACCAGCCGCCCTCATACTGATACCAGACGTTTGTTACCATAATCCCGGCCGCATTAAACCAGTACCATTTGCCATCAACCTGAACCCAATCATTGCGAACTGGCAGACCGGTATCTCCATTATAATACATCCACCCATCTGTTACCTGTACCCAGCCAGATGATTTCTTGACCTCTGTCTCCATCAATGCAGCTTTGAATGCTTCCCATGTATGCTGCGTATGGTTATAAACATAAGGGTTCGGACAGATTTTCCCGGTCACGTCATAGTGCCGTATCACATGATCTGCAGGAATGTTGTACTTCGCCATGAGCTGCTTGGTCAGTTCAATGACTGCCTGCACCGTGGCATCTTCGAAATACCAATCCCGGCTTGTATCTGCCAGGGAACCTTTATTCCGGACGCACAGCTCAATACCTAAACTATTAGCATTCCGGCATTCCGAATGCTTGTATCCACTCTTATTACCGCAATGCCATGCTATATTCTTATCCTCAATAGACTGCCAGATCTCACCGGAAAAGCCTACAAAGTAGTGAGCGCTGGCACCAACATACTGCGAAGCATAGTATTTGCAGTTTGCCTCTGCTCCTCCCAGTGCTCCCACATAATGAATTACGATATATTTAATACGGCTCAGTTCGCCGACACTGTAGTTGTATGGCGTGAGTAATTTACTGATCTGCATATTTTCCTCCAATCGAAAAAGGACCCAGGATAATCCCAGGTCCATAAAGTTGTGACATTACAACCGTTGCGACGGTCGCAACAAGCTATTCAATGTTTTCTGTCTTTGCATTAAGTAACTTTTCCGTCACAGCAAGTCCCTTGATTAAAAATACTGGCACGTTATATCCGCATTCAACAAGGTTTTCTAAGATACTTCTGATTTCATTGACCAACAGACATGCCAGGGTAAACCAGCCCAAAAGCAACATAAAATCAAGGTTGATTCCAAGTACATCCCTGCCTAAATTTATGAGGAGATCCGGAAGTAAAAAAGCCACCAGGATAATCACCCAGTAGCCTATCTTTTTTAGAATTCCTTTTAATCCAGTTTTGCTGCTTTCCTGGCCTAATTTTCTCGCCTTGTACCAGCCGGTTCCCCAATCAAGTACATTGCAAAGCAGAAAGCCAGCAAATACATACCAATATACTCCAAACAAAGCCGTCAAAATTGTTACTATCATGCCAACTACGGCATTGTATTTATCAACAAATTTCATTTCCATTATCCTCACTCTTTCTCATATTCTTTTCCGGTGATCTCCTGGTATTCAGCCGCTGTGATCCATTTATCTACTGCATTATCCACCCAGCTTAAGGGCCATAATTTAGCATCATAAAATCGCTTTACCTTTTCAAAGTTTTTGCTCATGATCACACCTCCTCTGTTATGCCGTTCATCATCTGCAGATAAGCTACTTGCGCAGTTAATCCGTTGATTTCCTCCGCCTGTGCCTGTATCTTGTCCTGAATATTTGGTGTCCTGTACTCAACGATCACCACGTCTGCCATGGCTTCCACGTTGCTGAATACCGGATTCCCCTCATCATCAGTCCCGGTCTGCTTCTGTTCAATCCTCACTGGGAAGTCAGACTTCAGAGCCATTTTACCGGTGTATATAAGATCCCTCCTCTGCCACTCTTCTCCCCCATCAGCTGTGTATTTTGTGATGGTGCTGTTTTCAGATAGGTTTTTATGTATATCATTAATTATATTTGATCCGATAATAATAGCTACCGTTGCCACTCCACCTTCAGATAGATGCAGGCTGCAGCTACCGTTTGCAATATCATAGGTAACGTTACCTACTTTGATTGTTTCATTATTCATGTTAAGTCCTCCTTATGAGTTAGTTATATAAGATCCACCAAATACTAGGTTACTACCAGTACCAATATTAACTGATGGGTTAAATATAAATGTACCTGAACTAGTAACATAGCAATGTTTTGTGCTTGCTTTATCACTACAACTGGCAACCATAACAGCTATTGCGCATGGTGGTATACCATTAACAGCATAATTCTGATTTGCCGTTAATGGTGTAGTGATTGTTACGCTAAATCCAAGTATTACTTCTGCAACGCCGCCTTTTGAATTTCCATTACGATAATATCCTCCTTGCACTGTTCCCCAAGTGCAAGACAATCCAGATGTAATTAAATCTGATATCTGTGTACCATTTAAATTTATAAATATTCCACCATACTCCTGATATCTTAACGTTGTACCAACTGGCTGTCCTCCAAATACAGTAATTCTAGCTCCACCTGTGGCTATTAAACCAGTAGTATTTCCAGTAGACCCACTATCCCAGTTCGAACTTATTCCAATACCATTTCCATGCCGTGAGGCACAATTATGATTTGCAATTTTGCAATGATCAACAATGCAGTGTGATTCCCAGCTTGCTATACCATCAAATGATGATGTTACAACCGACTGACAATAAGCAACAGTCACATTGGTGCTACCAAGAATTTGTACTGCACTTCTAGATGTTGATACAATATTGAATCCATTAACACGTATATATGCAGAAGATACAGAAACATCAATTGAATTTATGATACATGTGTTTGTTAATGTATTTTTGTTAACACTATACAAATTTAAAGTTCCACCATAAAAATCCTTAATTTTGATATCTTCTGAATATGTACCTGCGTCCACACTAATGGTAGCATTATACCCGCCCAAGTCTTTAGGTACAACATCGATAGCATGTTGAATAGTTGCGAAAGGATTACCGTTTGTTCCATCACCAGATGTATCTGATCCTGTGGTCGCAACATATAAACTCAGATCATATCTTAATGTACCAATGACAGCACCATAGTGACTGACAACTATACTTCCAGAAGAATAATATGTATCATTGATCATACCCTTTGGCTGGAATATATTACCTTCACTTATTCTGGCACCGCCCTCTGAAAATATGCCATAAAATCCGATACTGTCAGATGACCAATGTTCAGAATATACATCAGATGCATAAGCCCGCAAACATATATTATGATTTAATGATCTATTGCCAGAAACCCTCACTACAGATACATAATCAAAATTAAATGAGACTTGAGTACCAGCATTAGAAACCGACTGACAACTTTGAACATTTATAAAATCAGTTCTTGTACCAAATATACCTGATGTATCTGTCGTTGTAAGGTTCAATCCTGAGATGGAAACGGAGTTGCAATTTTCCACCCTGATACTCTTAACATTACAAAGATTATTTAATTCCTGAACACCATTTCTTTGCAGCCTTATATATCCATTTGATATACCTTTTACAACAACATCTTCATTATAAGTTCCATCACTTATGTTTATGGCTGCAGTATATCCGCCAAGATCTTTTGTTATTGTACCTAATGCCTTTCCAATGCTCGCATATGGATTTGATTCGCCCCCATCACCGGTTATATCTGATCCGGTTGTGGAAACATAAATATTAACATCACCCGTAAGAGGTCTTATATTTCTAAGAAACGTCAGCACTTTCCCGAAAAACCTCTTAACGCTCTCCCCAGCAGCCGGTACCGGATACTTGTCTTCTACAGTATCCAGAGTTTCAATGACGGTTTCTGATATATCGCCACCGGTTGCATCTACCCTTTCCAATACATCCTGAATTGTAGCCGTTCCGGAAGGATTCACGGTAATATTGAGCTGAGCGGCATCTTGAACCACATTCTGAATATTGTAAATATAAGAGGTAGAAGCTACCCCGTTATATTGTGGCATCTCATCCGGCGTCTCTGCTGTCACAATACAAAAAAGGATCTCTTCGGTCCCGTCCACGGCATACAAACCAATGTTATGTATGTAGTAGGTTGATGCTATTTCTTCATTACTAAAAAGTACCCTGGTCTGTATCATTGTATCATCATATACAGCCGTAGCCGGATCAGTCGCTGTCTGCTTAATTCCCTGCATATCCGTGAGCGATTTAAAATCTGTACCTGCTGGATATATATAATTTGATGTCTTTGCCTTGGTGATGTTCAGCTGAATTTCTCCGGCCAGAGTCCGGGCAATCAAATTCTCGCCAGCTGCTGTCAAGACTGCTTTATTATACTGTCCCATAAAACCTCCTTATATTGTCATTATCTTTGTGCTGCTCAGTGCCGCTCCTGCAGAGAAGATTCCCTTTATATTCTTTGTATTGACCTGGCTGGCTATTATCTGCATGTGCGCCGGCAAAATATCCCAAAGCAGATCATAGAGTAAATTAACTGCTCCGTACCGATCCGAGGTGATCTTAATTGTTATCAGACTGTTTTCTCCATCAACAGAAACCTCAAACCCTTGAGATCCGTAAAGCTCTGTCAATCGGTCTTTCAGAAAACCAATCGTAAAAGGAACAACAGTATTATATCTTTGCATAATGCGGCTTCTTCGGTATTCCAGGCTTTCTCCTTGATAAGCAATTCCGAAGCGCCTTTCATAAAGCAGAATCGTAGCTTCATCAGCGGTCTGTATATAGCAGTTATTTTTTACAGATCGGATACTGTTCTCCACTTCTTCCAGTTCAACGGCTTCTGTCTCCAATAATTGATTAAACTCAACCACGTTCTGAAACCATTCCGGAAGAAGCATTTTTAAATCAACTGCCATTTATCGTCACCGTCCCCAATACAGGCACCTGTTGTAGAGATGCGTTTTCCACGCAAGCCACATCAGATGCAGATCCATTGATTGTTACATCGGTTACATTTACGATCTCGGAAATATCAAGGATCGAATATATAATCCTGGATACATATACTGTCACGGCATATTCTATTTTTTGGCTTTTCAGCATCGCTCCCCAAGACTGTCGAACTGTTTCAAGATAGGATTCTATTCTTTCCTCTATCTGACTTTTATAAGCCGTTTCTCCATTCTGCACAGAAGCAAGGAACTGGACAGTAAGCGATATATCAAGGACCAATTCCGTCCCGGTTCCTATTGTAACCAATGCTCCGATCGGAGCCATACCGTAACCATTGGCAGAGGGCTCTGGTTCACCGTCTTCCGGAGGGCAGATGATATTCTGCACCGTATTAATTAACTCGCTTCCTGCAGGACTTAAGTTACCATTCAAGATGCTACAGAGTACCGTTCCTCCTCCCTGCCATGCTGGATAGATCTGTACGGCTCCTACGCCTTCAATAGCAAGGATTGCATTGCGGTAAGAAGCTATATTACCTCCAAATGAAGCCACATCAAAAGTCGCCAAATACCGCGCCCTTAATGAATCGTCGGTTTCCTCCTCGGTTCCTGCAGAAAGAAGTTCTGTAAGCTCCGCAGAAGTCAGCCCGGTTACGTAATCAATGGCTATGAGCTGGCCGGTGTAATTGTTTCCAGTTTCTCCTGCCGTTTCACATCTCATTTTATATGTATAACCGGCTTCTGTCTGAGCAATAAACTCCATTATGCGGTATGTCAGATAGCCGCCTCCAGTAAGAGCTGAAAAGCGAGATCCTATGGAGACCTCTCTGTTAAATATACCTTTCTTTACTGCGTAAGTAGCAGGCTTTCTTTCAATTCCTCGCTCTGCCACCAGCATATTAAGGAAATCACCTCCAGCTGTTTCAGCGTAAGCATTCTTCTGAACGGAATTCAGGTCAAGATACAACCCTTCCAGATACCAGCTTTCTGGACCCAGCGCTGTTTGGATCATGGACCCCTGTCTTTTATCAATAGTATCTGGTACGCGGTTTAGTTGCGCCGCCAGTATGTTCGCATACGTTTTATTACTAAAATCGATCAAACCTCCACCTCCCCTGAAACCATTCCGAATACGGTCTTTATGTCAAAGGTGCATTTCATGGATCCTAACGCAGTCTCAAAGACAAAGTTATCAACTGACAGGAACCGGGAATCCATGGAGAACGCTTCTCGAATCCGCCTTTTTAACATGCTTGCCACATACTCCGGTGGTTTACCCACTAATTTATTTAATTCTCTGCCAAAATTTGATGAATAGATCTGGTTCTGATATCTCTCAGTATCCAGTATTATTTCTGCCGCCTGCTTCATTGCATCAAGACCACCGCCAACCTTTTTAATGGTTCCGGTACTTTTATCCACCAGGAATGTATCTGTTGCATAATCCACGGTGTTTCCTCCATAAATTGTACTTACAGATTCCGGAAGAGTTGACATTTCACCACCTACACTTTCGTCATTACAATATAGCTTTGCCCTGAACATGCTTTCATATAAAGGACTTTGTCCCCAGCTTTCAGACCGGGATTTAAGACCACATTTTCACCCTGAATGGTGGCAACCCGGTATCTCACATTGTCCGTGAGTACTGCCACCGGCTCCTTAACAGTCAGCTGCGTAGCCTGTATTTTTATTGTCAGAGGGGACGTAGAAATCACAGTAGCATAACCAGTGTCAAGCAGATCCATTCCCTTCACCGTATCAATAACAATAGATTTAATTGTCTGTATTAACTCCATGCCCATCTCCTTAAATATTAATGACTTTTGCTTCAAGGCTCATGGTATGCTGTCCATTGGAAAAAGTGTGTTTTACCTTATCCAACAACAAGAAAAGTCCTCCAGTAAGTTCTGGAACGTCCTTGATCTTAAACATTGCCATGGCTCCTGCCCTAAGCCCCGGCACTCCGCCGACACCGTCAATTGATATTGTTTTAAGCACTCTGTCATAGTAAGCCATCATGATATTCCCCTGTTCATTAATCTGCGCTTCATTCAGATTTTCATCCACCTTCACATATTTCTGCAGGAGTCCCCACTTTTTTATTGTCGTGCTATCACTAAAGTTATAAGTATCTCCCTGCCCAGTCTCCTTGTTTGGGCGGACAAGTTTTACCTGATTGTAAGTATCTGAGTCTATGTCAGATTTATAGGTATAATCCGTTATGATACTGCCATTTCCAATCAATATATCAGACCTCATATTTTTTGCTTCCTTAAGGCTTAGCTTTCCGAAATCGTCAAAGAAAACAAAAGTCTTACCGGTATTATACTGGGTCAGCATGAGCCCATACTCAATAATATCCAGGCATTCGGTGCTTTCCTTGGTTAAAGTGGGTATGATGTACCCTGTATCTTCCAATGTTCCTATTTGCAGCTGCATATCTGTAGCAATCTGCTGTATAATTTCATTCAGTTTTTTTCCTTCAATACTGTAACTGGCGGCTGCTTTTAAATATCGGAGCTGATCGTAAGCAGTCACAGAGACAACACCCCAGCGATCCTGTTCCGTTACGAACACAAATCCCAGAAAAATCTCAGCCCCATCCACATAAAATTGCACCTTGGCTCCTTCAGTCAAATTAATAGCCTTTTTCTGTATGAAGGAGAATGTCAATTTGCCCGCACTACCATTTCTGTTTGTGGTATAAGAGACTTTTTCCGTAATCGGAGCATAGTCATACATGGTATTGGATTCAGCATTGTAAATTAATAATTTATAATTCATCCCGTCACCTGCAGTTGATCTGCCTTAATCCAGCCGCGGCTTCCGCCAATCAGGATCGGATAAGGCCTGGAAGCGTCTGGAATAATCCTTGAAACAGTTGTTGATAAGTTATTTGCCGTACCGGTCGGCTTATCTCCGTAGCTGCTACTGAAATAAGTACCGTTTGCAATAACTGTAGCACCCACTCGTAATTCAGGGGCTGCTGATAATGGCCTTGGCTGATCATTGATCTGCACTGTTTGCGAGGGCTGTTCTGGCTGAGGAGGGAAAACTTTAATCGGAGCGAAATCCCGGTACTCTTTAAATTTTATTTTGTAATATACATCTCCAGCCTCCCCACCCTTTTCTGTAGTTTCAAAGCTATCGATTACTGCGCTGATATTCGTATCAAACATCTTGCTGCCTCTGGCATCGTACCGGCTTATAACGAGGTCGCATATCTCCTGATTGTCTCTGGCGTCAATAATTGCTTCTACATAATCTTCTGGATCCGTCCATTCATGACCGTAGATCAGTGGATCGTCACTGTCCCCAGGGAAATATGACTCCCAGGACACCTCCATTAAAGAAGGTAGCCTGGGAACTACAATATCACCTATATCTAACACATTGTAAGTTTTATTATCTGAAGGATACGAAATAGAATACTCTTTGGGATTGACCGGGAATTCTATGGTGTCTCCACCAATATCTGCAAAAAATTTATATCTGTTCCGCATAAAACCTCCTATCCTGCAACAACATTGCTGCTGGAGGCATGTTGAGCCCCCAACACATTACTCAAGGCTCCAAGTACGGCGTCAATATCGGAACCGCTCCCGCCTGCAACAGTCTGGCTGACAGAAAGATTTGTCTGCGGTACCGTTAGATTGATCAGCGCTACATACTGCCGCTCTGACAGATCTCTAAGAAGCTTGATGTTTTCATCTGCGATATTTACATCTCCTTCTATTTTTCCAACCTTACCAACCTTTTCAACGTTTTTTATATCAGTATTTCCCGCCTTAAAACCGTCGTCTCCAGCTGCTTTTCTTGCCGCTTCCGCCTTAGCTGTTTCAATTGCTGCCAGACGTTTCATTCTTGCGTCATCTGCTGCTCTTTCAGCTCTGTCATATTGATTCTTCCACTCAACCTTGGTCTCCTCAATTACCCCTTTTTTTCTGGCAAGTTCTGCTGCTCTCTGCTGCTGTTTTACCTGTTCTTCCATGGCTGCACCAGTGGCAAATTCTACATGGTCAATTAAACTGATTGATACGCCTGGTATATTGTTGGCCATTGTGATCAGTTTATTAACTCCGTCGATAGCTCCATTTACCAAGTCCTGCAAGATCGTAAGGGCTTTAACTTTTGTGTTTCCAAGGGAATCAAGCACCATTACACGGAAAGTATCAAATGCAAGAGCTGCAACCAATATCCCGCCTTTTACAACAGACAGTGCAGCTATAAAATTTAATTTCAGATTATCGGCCTGTGTCAATACTGCATTTACACAGATTAGCCAGGCTACTTGAATACCCCCAACCGATTGTACCCATTTGTATATTTGGGCAACTATGGCGCCTATTATTAGAGCAATCCAGAGAAATGGATTAGTAAGCATACTAGCAACTAACGCTCGATTAGCTGCCACGGAAAGCCACATAGCGGCAGTGTATATTCCCCAAGCTCCCGCCGCCACCAGTATTCCTACTGCAAGCCCGTAAAATACAGGGGCTATATTAGACCAGTTTTCGTAAATGAACGTAGCTCCCTCTCCAATTATCTGTATAACTGGCTGAAATGCCTGAAGAATGGAATTAGAGATTGCAGTCCACACCTGCTGGTAAGTCATAGGCATGGATTTAAAATCCTCATTTATTTTATCGGTAGCCGCCAGCATTGCATTTTTAACAATATCAGCTGTGATCTCGCCGTCTGATGCCATCTCTCTAATTTTTCCGATAGGAACATTAAGATAATCTGCAATAGTCTGAATTACGTTCGGTGCGGCTTCGAACACTGCGTTCAACTCCTCGCCACGCAGTACCCCAGATCCAAGCGCCTGGGTAAGCTGTAGGGAAGCGGAGGAAATTTCCTGTTGACTGGCACCGGCTATAATAAACTGCTTGTTTAAATTTTCAACGAAAGCCACCACTTCGTCACTACCGGAAAAAGCATCCCCCGCTCTTTGCCCCATCTTTGCAACCACATCCGCGGTGGCAAGGTAACTTGTTCTGGTCCTCTGCGCAGATCGAAATATAGCCTCCTGGATTCTTTCCGTCTCCTGGAGGCTGGCGTTAATATCAATTTCCTGACCACCGCCGGACGATTTAGCCGCTGAACGCTGAAATCCTTTATTCATCAGATTAATACGAGCGGTAGTCTGTGTCATTTCGTCTGACAAATCAAGTACATCTTTTCCCATCTTAAATGCCGCAGCGGCTGCAACCACTTTTTTTATAGTGGTCAGTAGGTTACCTGCCGAATTATTGGTCTCCCTCACTCTCTGATTGTGACGTTCCTGTTCTCTTTCTGCTCTTGAAGTATTTTCTACAATCCTGAGTAGCTGAGCCTCTAAGCGGTCAAATCCCGAAGAGTTAATTTCATTTACAGAATCTCCAATCTGTCTCATGTTTGCTATGACAGCTCCCGTAGCCCCACCAATAGATCGGCGCATGGTCATTTCTGTTCTTGTTATAGATTGATCAATTCGACTCATTTGATTAATGGAAGCATTCCCAAGTTCAAGGAACCTGGAAAAAGATGCACTGAACTGATCGCTAAGTATAAATTCTTCTCTTATCTCTCCCATAGTTCCTCCTTTACTTCTTGGGCCTGCTATTAATCTCTTTTACCGCCATTTGAAATAGCAATATTTTCTCATTTTCCGGGAGATCAGCAATTTCTCCGGGGAAGCGGCCGTGATTGGCAAACATATAGTAAGCCAGCTGCACGTCCATATCTTCCCCGTTTAAGAGTTTTTTGCCTCTTCAATTTTCTCTCCCATGCTCTTCATATCATTTAATTCCAGGATTGCATCTGACAGGCGGTTATACTCTCCAATACTAAGCATCTGGGAAGGAACCTCCAGCGGATCTTCGGTTCCATAATATTTACACATCTCCTGATCGCTGAAATCCGGTACCTGTACACACGCAAGAATCAGTCTTCTGGTATAAAGAATGGTGTCTGTTTTTTCCATTGGCACTCCATCAACCTTTGCTGTTTTACGGCTCATACGAGAAAGCCTCTCATTTTCTTTCTGAGAAATGGCTTTAATCACAAACGGGACAGGTTTCCCATCCTCCCCTTTAAAACGCTCGGAAATAATTACCTCTTTAGTTACTCCCTCTACTGATGGCTGTAAAAATGCTTTTAATGCGCTCATTTAATCCTCCTATTCTCCCAGCTGTGCAGGGTTTGAAAATGCGTTCAATACTTCTACGTTGGTAAAGCTAAATGAAATATCCATAGTTAAAAACTCTGTGTCTGCGTCCAGAATGGCAATGGGAAGCTTCTGCAGTTTTACATTGTATAAAGCCACTGTCTGAGATCCCACTGAACTACCTTTATCCTCATTGGTAATCTGGATCGTAAAGTACGGAAGCTTACCGGTTTTTAGATAGGTTTTAAGCATATTTAAAAATTCTGGTGTTCCATAATAAATAGTAGCCGATCCGGATAGTGACACTCCGGAAGTTTTTTTCTGTACCAAATTGGTACCAACTACCTTAAAATCCGATTCCTGAAATTCTGCATCTGCCTGGATTTTCTTTAATCCAAACATTTCCACGTTCCTGCCATCAATCACGGCAAAAGCCCGGCCAGCTTTTCCGTTTAAGGCATCACGCTCTAATAAAAAGCTCATAATCTACCTCCTGTTAATCTGTAAGGGTTGCCGTAATATAAATCTTTTCTACGGCAGCTACTGGCTGGATCGCAAGCGTTATCACTACGGCATTCAGGGCGTTTCCAGCTCCCACCGTCACATCATCTGCGACGAAATTCTGAATACCACCATTTGCCTGAATTTCATTCAAATATCCAACGATCCAAGCCTTAAGTAAATCTCTGCCTGCAGCATTGTTCTGAATCTTGCCTATGTAATTCTGTGAGAAGTTTTTGTAAATATCATTTGCAATAGTGTCCAAGGTTCGGATCACCTGATTTAAGCTGAATGCCTCGCCCTTATCCGGTGTGTAAGTAGTAAGGGTGTTAATATCCGAAACTACCTTTACGCTTCCAAACTCTTCAAAGAATACAATCTGGCCTTTGTCCAGTGCTTCATCCACTTCCGATGCAGTAAGCCGTGGTGAAATATTTATGGCATCCGGATACTGTGCATATACCAGGGATTGGCTGTAATTTGCCCCCGCTTCCGCTCCGCCAACCCACCAGGTTGTCTGCTGTGGAGTAAGGACGGTTCCGTCTGACAATACAACTCCATTTTTAACAGAAATTACTGCGTCAGAATCGCTCTCAATACCCGCCATAACAGCCTGACACTTCTTACCCAGGTTATCCCGCATCCGCTTAATGAAAGCCACATAAGCGGTCTGTACAGTACTGTCCACTCCATCATAGATCAGGATATTAAAAGTGTAAGGCTCCAAAGCTGTCAGAAAAGTGGAATATGCTGCACTGCTTACAGTGCCGTCATTGCCTCCTGTTAAGGAAGTACCAGCACTGGCTGCTAAATTTCCGGTACCTGAAAACACCACCCAATCATCACCTTTCAAGTCTGCGACAGTCTTCCCGATCTGAGTATGCTTCACGGCTCCATCAACAACGGTCTGTACTATATAACTTCCTTCATTGTCTGGATCCGCTACAACGGCAATGGAGATATCGTTTCCTCTTACACCGTTATACTTCGCGGTAATTGTAAGCGGTGCAATGGTAGCGGCTGCTTTTGCCGCCCCCGTAGTAGTTGGGCGATATAGCATAACCTTTATCGGTCCTTTTGTACTTCCGCTTCCTTTAAAAATCTCCCTCAAAAACAGCGCCTTATCATTTGTGGAGTCATACCCGACGTATTGAGTGAAATCATCACCTACATTAATAGTCATGATCTCGCCCTCTGGTCCCCATGACAACGGCTTACAGATTGCTACAATGCCACGATCTCCAACACTGACAGACTGCGCCATGCTGGACTTTACATTGATGTAAACACCCGGCTGCTTTTTATTTTGACTGGTCCATGTTCCTCCGGCCATCTATTTTCCCTCCTTCTTTTCAAAAAACTTATCTAGTATTTCCTTTGCTTCTTCCGCTGTGTACTCTGGATCAGGGAGCAAAACCCTGGCAAAATCCTGCTGATAATTTGCAAACCCTTTACTCATAAGCAGGGATTCTGTTTTATACTTAACTGGCACCTTTTTACTTGACATGCTACTTTATACCTCCTTCATAGGATTCTACTGATTCAATGGCAGGTGTATCATCCGGATGGGAAACAATGGCTTTTATGGTAAATTGATAGTGCAGCTCATCTTCATCAATTTTCCATTCCCGGTCATAAGTTCGTAGCTTTACGTCTTCACACGGTATAAATTCCAGAGAAAAATCTAGTCGGTCTGCAACGGATACCAACTGATCGTAAATATCTGGATCGCTGTTTTCTACCAGATAGACAATATCAACGCCAATGTTCCGCATAAATCGGCGCCCGATCCGGTTCTCCGTATCCGTTGGCATAAAGAACACAAAAAAACAAGGAACATCTGTCCCCTGCTTACTTGGATTACTATATGTTGGTATGTCCGGATATACTTCTTTCAAAGCTCCGCAGATAGAATTCATTAACTTTTCAAGTGTGAATATCATTTAAAATTCTCCCTTATGCGCTTATCAAGTTCCTTTTTGACTACATTTTTATATCGCCCTATGGCAGCCTGCTTCATATAAACCCCTTTAATGTAAGGGGTTTTAGTCCCCACCGTGATACCTCCCAGGCTCGGATCCACCTTTTCAAGCATATTGCCATTTATAATCAGTCCCGGGACAAAGTGTTTATCCATTCGGTGACCGTCATTTACATAGGAGGCATACTGTAGGTTATTAGCAAGCGCGGTCCGGACTGCGCCGCCTGTCACAGTTGCTTTTGTGGTGCTATCTGTAGACCAAGCCTGCGCCAGTTCTCCTGATCGGGTTCCGGTGCCTGATATAGCCGATCCATTTGGTGGAGTTAATTCTGTAGCTCGCTCTACTGCTGCTTCCGTGGCTCCTTCCATTACCTCCACCATGATCTTAGGCACATTCTGTCCCTGCTTCCGCAGTTGTTCCAAGCGCTTCCTGGTTGCCTGACCAAAGGTTGACATCTGCGTCCCTCCCCTACTTAATTACTTCGTCCATTGACAAGACGGCTTCCTGATGCTCCAATCCGGAAAGGACTCCGCCAACCGGATCAAAAAAAGGTTGTGGCTTTCCCGCAAAGTAGCGTTCCGGATCCCGGTTGCTTCCCAGGCGCCCACCTCTTACGATCATAAGCATATCACCTGGCTTTAAATCCACAGAAACATCACAGGCCACCTTGTCCGTGGCAGTAGCCGTGGCAGCCGTATCCTTCCATAATGGACCGTTTCTTTTCGCACTATAAATCCGGCAGGGAATGTCCTTGTACACTTCCTCTCGTTTCTTTTTATCGACATTTCCGACTTTAAAAGAGACATTTCTGGAAATGTTCATGGAATCCGTATACCAATCATCATCAAATAACATACATTCCCCCCATTCCGATCATACGAGCCATTGTGACAAGTTGTTGACCGTACTGAGTAGCGTTCCAGGATCCCCACTTTGCGCTTGCTTCTGTAATGGCTTCATTATCATAACTGACTGTTGTATCTCCCATAGTGGCTTCTTTTACAAGCCCTGTCTGCTGACCAGTTGCCGCTGCTCTGGCTGGAGTCAGAGATCCATCAGAATAAGTCTTTAAATACAGCGCTGAGAAGTGCGCCACATATAACCCGGCTGCATATCTCCAAATATCACAGTACCGGCTGGGTAAAATACTGGCATTGCTGTTATTAATGAACACCTGCAGCATGGGATCAGGAACCAGACTTATGATCTGGTTCGCTTCTTCTCCCTGGCTGACCTGTTTTTTTGTGAACTGAGGAAAATCAGTCAGAAACATCTCCTTTATGTAGGTTCCCAGCTCTCCCAACTGCGGCATGTTGGCCGCTGCGGATATTAAACCATGAAACTGCTCACACATGCTGTTTCCTCCCTATTCTTCCCGCTTATCAGCGGATTCTGCCTTTGCCTCGGCTTCTGTATCTGCCTGCTCCAGTGCTCTATCCTTTTTGGTTTTAGGAGTGGCAATAGATCCGTCCCTTATGGCAGCAAGCACTAACCAGTGTTTTGACACCCAGGCTGGAACCTCTCCAATATAATTACGAGGGATAAGAAATTTCTTCTCTCCCTCGCAGATCTCAAAATTCTTTTTACTATTTATAAACATGGGATATCCTCCTTAAATTCCGTCAACATAGCGCATGATATTTTCATAAAACAGCTGTGTCTCAGAAATGTTTGCAAGGTATGCGGTATCATAGCAGAGGTTAGTGGCATTTGGCTGAGTCATGGCACGATTAAGCGGAGCCAGTTCATCCATTGCCAGGAAGCGTTCTGTGTTGATGTAAATAATCATTCGATCCGCTCCGCCCGCACCAGCGCCCTTACACCATGAAGTCGCCCCGATATAGAGATCAACTCCGTTTTGCTTGGAAACATTGTTTTCCAGAAGAAATGTAAGAATTGTTTTTTCTGCCAGATCGGAAACTTGGGTTGTTGCAAGGTAATTAAACTGCTCATACGGCATCAAGATATGATTTGGAATAGCACTGCGGTCATTTTCCGCCGCTGCCCATGCCGCAAGTATGGCATCGTTAATATCCTGCAGAATCTGCTTAGGAGTCTTACTCTTAAACGTAGTTAAACCACCGGTTCCCGTAGACGCTGCATTTGTGGTGGTTACGTTCGGATTATTAAGAAGACCAGTAGATCCATACTTTTTAATGCCTACATAAGCATTAGCATCCATATGCTTATCATAGGTCATTCTGACGCCGTCTCTTAATATACTTTCATAGTTCCGGCCAGTCATGTTTCCACGCTGCATATCTACAAAACCGATCCGCATACCCACGGAGAAGATATGAGTCTTAAAAAGCTCCTTGTCAAAATTAGCCTGAACCATTGGGATTCCATTGGCTCCACCTGCATGAACTGGACCGTCTTCACTACCTCCAGCAACTCCATATTCCACATTCATTGCAGACACATACTCAGCCCAACCCCCACCTACTCGGACAGTAAGATCACGGGCATATGTAAAGCTGGTAAGCGGCTGCCGTATTAGATTATCTCTCTTCTCTAACTCTGACTGTATAAAGGCATTGCCGTTTGCAATTGCCGCCGCGTCCATGACCTGGAATTTCTGTGAAGCCGCAGCTCCTGTTGATGGAGCAGTTACCACGCCCGCATCAAATGTTCCCATACTCTGATATTTCATTAAATTGTCCTCCTTATGCTCTGTTGCAGGATAAGATCCTGATTTCCGCTACACCATTGGCATCCTTTGCTCCATGCCATTCGCAATTAGTCAATGCGACTGTTTTTCCTGTATCCGCTGAAGCTTCAAAACCTCCAACAACACCCGTGGGAATGGCTTCGTTCGCTACAGTCCGGATATAGACCTTTCCGCCAAGTTTTGGACTGCCCACATTACAAAGCACATTAATGCATCCGCGCTTAAAAGTACTGGTTGCCTCTCCTGGTTCATACTGCCCTGCGGACTGGGACAGATAAGATGTTGCGGACTTAAACTCCCTGGAAGCCACTCCAACAAAATCAGCGGCAGTATTGCTGGCTCCAAAAGCTACCACATTACTCTCATTGTCATAAACCAGAGGAGTACCAAACATCACAGCATCGTCACCACCGAGCGGGTGTGTATCAATGATCATATCTGGCTGCCTGGAATAATCTCCTGCGTATCCATGCGCCATGCTCTTTCCAATTACCTGTGTTCTCATTATTTCTTACCTCCGTTTTTGTGTGGGTTCATTGCATCATAAGCAGATTGGCAAGCGTCCAGATCAATGCCGGGCTTTTTATCTGCCAGTCTGGCTGCATTCTTTTGGGTAGCCGCTGCGATCTTTGCGATATCGCTCACGGCGCTCCCATCTGACAAGCAGGCGATCAGGGAATCCGTTACAGCCTTTTTGTCAGCCGCATCTTTAATGCCAGCAATCACTGGGCGAAGCTGTTTAATCACTTCCGCCATGACAGCCTTATCCGCTGTGCCAGTAGCCTTGTCAAGTTCCTCTGCAGGGATCACCTTCGCTTCTGCACTGGGTGCCGGCTCCTCTGTTTCTCCTGTAAGAGACTTAATCAAACCGCCCAGTGGATCCTGATCAACTTCCGGCTCCTTTTTAGCAGACAGTAATTCTATAAGTTTATCCAATTTGGCATCAACGCTGGAAAAGTCTTTTACCTCCTCTTTTGCTGGAGTTGCGGGTTCTGCCTTTTTCGGCTCCTCCTCCCCAAGCGCATCCGCAGCATCAGCGGCCATAGACTCCAGTTCCTCCGGGGAGGCATCTTTCGCGGCCTGGGCAAATAGTTTAAAAAGCGTAATCTTTTTCATGTTTCCTTTCCTTTCTGGCTGTTTGGCCACTATATTTTTTTCTGAATCTAAAATCGCAACATTCTTTCCCGCACGTCCCCGTGTTACCACGGCCACATGATTTCCCCGGATCTCATGCTGCGAATAGGTTCCATCTCCATTATCTGACCAGACGCACTCATAACCGCAGCTGATCTCTCTTTTCCCCTCTTGTACCTCTCGGATCAGTGCTTCATCTTGAATGTGCAAGTCAGCCATCATATGCCCCTCCCACTCTCCCACACCTTTCCTTATGTTCTGAGCGTGTCCCTTTGCGTAAAGACTGTATGTTTCTGGCGTCAACAGTTCTGGCGGGTGTTCGTTGGTCACGGGTTTTCCCTCAAAGCTGGATAACGCCGCTTCGGAGAATACTTCTTCCGGGGATCGTAGCACTTTAACCATCTTGGAAGAACTTCCTGCTGGAATCAGCTCGCTTTCCAAGTAATCCATACTGCCAGTTCGGGCAATGGGGACATTCCGGCAAATTAAAAAGCCCTCGCCAGTCTCTATCTGGTTAGGGCTTATTGTGTATCCATAATATGCAAGCATTCCATTTCCTTTCTGTTGCGATGGTCGCAACGATTTAGGGTACAAAAATACCACCAGCCTATATTCTGACCGATGGTATTAGATCGTTAACATATCCTTTATTATCTCTGCCTCTTCCTCTGTTACTTCGTCATAATCCCAATCCTCACCGATAAATATACAGCATTGCTCGGGGTCAGGTTTCCATGTTTTTGATTCCTTATTGTAGCGTTCAAACTCTCCACCGATGAAACGATACAAGCGCCTTGCTTTCTTTTTATTCTTATCATAGCCATAAACAAAATAAAAGTCTTCCATGGTACCTCCTACTTCACTTGATCAATATATGCGGGTATTTCCAACTGGGATGACAATTCAAACATTCTTACATTAAGCTCTGCCCTTCTTTTAGGACTTGTGGTATCTTTCCGGGCTTCCTCATACAATTTATGCATTTCTCCATTTTTCAATTCAAAGCTTTCCGGAGTATGGAACTGTACTTCGAATTTCTGTCCTGCAGGTGATTCAAAAATGCAATTAACACCCTTGTACGCAGACCGCTTATCAAGCCAGGTATTTTTTACCTTGACGGTCTTGTATCCCTTGTCTTTCATCTGTGCAGAAACGCTTTTATAAGCTTCTGACAAGGTTAAAGCACTACTTTGATAAGTGTATCGAATCACATCATTTGTTGAGTTAATGGTATCTTTGATAATTTGCGAATCCAAACTATGTTCGCTGTCAGTACCTACTTTTCGCAGGAATGAATCCCTTGTTTTTAGTCTATATTCCAGACCTGCCATAGCGACCCCGGTGTCCTTGGATATCTTTTTAAGATCGGCAGTGATAGCCGGCTCTTTAAGGATGATCTTGTTATAAGCATTGGTCTTACGGTAAAGCGCCTGCGCACTCTTCCAGCCCTCACTACCATTATACTTTAATTCCCGGAACTTTTCAAAGCTTTTCGGAACATCATTTCCAAGTACAGCCCTGTATCGCTCATGCTGTTTATAATCACTAAGTAGCTTCTGCCGGTTCCTAATCTTTTCTTTATAGGCCGCGATCTGCTTCTTACTTCTGGGATCCACCGTAACAGGATTCTTATTGAAACTTGAAAAGTCCTTATCCTTTTGGATCTGTGCTTCACTCTTACCGATGGTTGTGTATTTAACCAGGGCATGAAGACAATTCGGGTGGATATTCAAGTATGTATTGCTTAAGTCATTGCTGCCACTTGGATCAATCTTACCAAAAGCGGAAGCCAGTGGAGGATAATCCGGATTTGTGCCTGAACGGCTGTAAATTCTTCCTTCCAATGGTGCACAGATCGGGCAGGTGCTTCCGATCTTGACAATTCTATACAGATCATGGTCCGGATCCGCTGTCAATATGGCAGATACTTCTGCCTGTCTGGCTGTTGCCCTGGTAGCCATGTTACAGTAATCCTGCAAGCTCCATTTACGCCCTGACTTGTCAACAAAGGCTGTGATCCCCTCTGTTGTTCCATTCTCAGCAGTGGTCATTATTGACTGCAACTCTTTTTTCATACTGGCCGCAGCTTTCCCTGAACCGTATCCTGCAGCTTTTGCTTCGGCTACTGATTTCAAGGCAGCTTCTCTGATCCTGTCAGCTTCTCGCCTGCCGACCTGAAAGGTCTCTTCTATGTTCTTCTGAGCCGTGACGGAAGCCTCAACGATATCGCCCAATAGATTGTTGGAAAGCTGCTGAACTACTCCAAGCTGTGAAGCGGTAAGCCCTGCAGCATTTGCATAACCGTTGGCCGCTTCTTCGGATTTGTAAAAGATCTTCTCCACCATGGCGGGAACATAGCTCCAGCTTTCGTCTACCATCTCCTGCAGGATCTTCTGTGTACGGTTTAAAGCGGCCACCTCTGCATAGTCCACATATCCCTGGTTGCGCTTTCGATTTATTTCAGCAATCAGGCGTTGCTCCGTTTTCAGGAATAACATTCGCAGATAAGTGGTTTCATCCTTGCCGCCCGGAGGCCTTATCATCTGCGGCATTATTCGTCATCCTCCTCAAATGCTAAAGGAGGTGATAACCCCGCAAGAGGATCATTCATTGCTTTGTAGTCTGAGTAGGTTTTTCCTTTTGCAGCTTTAATGGCTTCATCGGAGATCGTGCTATACATACCGGTTTCATCAGCCAGGGCCTTAAGTTCTTTCTGTGCGGTGGCAGCGTCTATAAGATCACTTTGATATACTGCCATGACGGACTGCGTTTTCTTTTCTGCAATATCCGCAACCTCACTGGAATCTGGGGTCTGGAGTGGTGGGAAGTCGATGTCCAGATCGTCGGGAATTGCCCCCCAAGCTGACAGAAGCATTATTGGAAGAATCTTTTCAAGCAATGGCCGGAACTGATTTTCCCTCAGACCGTCAATGTAATCGTAATAGTTGTTCATGTCACTTTCGCCAGTGGAATTCATACCGGCGGGTGAACGTCCGAACAGCTTTGTCACTGGGGTTCTGGCGGCTCCTGCAACGTCCATCATAACTCTGTCATAAACATCTGCCAAACCGGTAAAGGTGTACTGGGTGTTGTGCATGACGTCGCCCTTATTCACCAAGCGCATCCCGAAGTTACTCTCTATCGCGCTCTGAGCTTGTAAGATCTGCCAAAACTGACGCTGCTTCTGTCCATTATTAACCGCGAGAAGCTGATCCAATGAATCCGTTTCCATGTAGTTTATATTTGCCCGGAAGGTCAACGCGGCAATGTTGGAAGACACATTGTCTCTCTTAACCACTTCGTTGTATATGGCTTCAATCTCCGATTCTCCCCAGTACTGTTCTGCTATCCTCTCGTTATATGGAAGTTCTCTACCTGTGAACCGTATCACCCGGCTGTGATGAACCGTTGATACCAGGGCGCCGCTTTCTTCGTCCCGGATCGTGTAATAAGCCGGAAGTCCAAAGTCAGGATCAGACGGATCCGTGACAATCCCCATTTCAGGATACACACCACTCCACCGATCAAGGATCTGTAATCCCAAGAATGTGCCAGGAAGGATCAGTCCATAATCCAGTGGCTTTGATAGATCGTCCTGTCCCTTTACCATGATGATCGCGGCAGCTCCACCATAAAGCCTACCCCAGTACATTCCTTCAAGGATTGATTTTCGCAGGTGCACCTTTCTTTCCAGGCGTTGCAGAGAGTCGATCCGCTCTGGTGCCACGTTACTCTTTACAGTGTACCATTTACGGATCATGTCCTCCGGTATGGTAGAAATGATGTTCTGCACAATCCAGTTATCCCGGTAAAGGCTTGTAAGTAGTTGGTAATTCTGTGTCATACGGGTAAGCGGGTACTGCGTCGCTTGCAGTAGATCCTGTGTCCCGTAGCCCAGCCTTGCGATCGGATTTGAAAAGGCATCGTTTACCTGAATTTTATTATCTGCCCTTATCTGCGGGCGGTTTCGTTTTGGCTTTGCCATTATTGAACATTCCTCCTCCATTTTGGTAACTTTGTCATGCAGAAATAACGTAGAGCATCAGGACCGTGATCCAGCTGTTTAACTGGCTTTTCATCTCCGTGCTGTGCTGCCTTATCGTCCCACACATAGGAACGTATTTCAGTTATCAGCCCTTCGCAACGCTTATGCACCTTGATCTTTCCTGATTGAAAAAGAGCTGCAACCACTCGGATACCGTCTTCCACTTCGTTATCTCCGGGCTTTACAATATAGCCCCGGCCTTTCAATTCAACGATAAAGCTGGCCGCTGATGGGTCCGCTACAATCTCGCACTGCAGATCAGGATTATCGCCCATGAAGGAGACCATATCATCACCATACTGGCTGTCTGTTTTTTGCCCTTCCTTCTCGACCCGGCTGTCCCACCGGTACTCCCGGTCTACCCAGATGGTGTCTCCATCATCGTAAATATCCAGGAATACACAGGGGTTCGTAGTTCCGTAATCCAGGGAAATCGTGCGAGTAGAAAGGTATTCCAGCCCCTTGGGTCGTGTCTCATCGTCGTAAATATTAGCCGACTTAGTAAACATGGTATAAATAAGCCCTTCGGCAACCGCCCATAAACCCTTGATATAACGTAAAAAAAAGACACCGGCATACAAACTGCGGTATCTCTTCTTGATCGCTTCGTCCAGGGAAAGGTTGTCATCCATAGTGAAGTGCAGATATAAAATATTTTTAACTTCCTTGTTTGCGGCTCTTAATTCTTCAGCTTTCTTTCTGCCAAGATATCCTACACACTTATTAATCCAGCCGATCTTGAACCAGTGCATTGGACCTGCAGGGTTGCAGTTAAACCAGAACTTTGAACCGGTGATAGAACAACGTCCGGTTGCCTGATTGACAAAGGATTCCGGCATCAGGGCGACTTCATCAAAAAAAGCCCCGGCAGCTGTAATACCTTGCACCAGCTCCTGGGAACCTTCATCCTTTCCACCAAAGATATGAAAATAGTTAGTGACTTTACCCTTTGTTACTTCCAGCATGTTAGGAGTCTCACCAGATAAATGATGAATACAATGGTATCCCCTGCTACGTAGCATCATCTTCAAATTGGTAAGCACGTTACGCTGAAACGAACTGATTGTTTTACCAGCCATGATAAAGTTCTGCCCATTGAAAGAGCTCATGGCCCAGAAAACAAACGAAAGGGACATTGATACCGTCTTCCCTGATCGGATCGCACCGTCAGCGATAATTCCGTCCATATCCTTAACCGGAGAACTCTTCGTCCACCAGTTTAAAACCATTCTCTGCTTACGGGAAAACGGCTGAAACTTAAATATCTGTTTCCTCATCTTCCTGCTCATCTTCTTCCCAATCCTCCCAATCTGTACCGGCTGATCCGTTTAACGCATCAAGGAACCCGTCGTCCTCCACTTCTCCCTCATCACCAACACCCATTTTAGCTTTGGACGCTGCCATTCGTAGATTCTGCTCTTCCTGATCGACGTCTGTTTTCTCAGACTGGCCGGAGTACTTGGCAATGGATTCATAGGCTTTCACATTGCCCATAAGAGCCTCTTTAATCATGGCAGCATTGACAGCCGATTCCACGGTATTGTCAAGTCCCAGGGACTCTAATAACGGAGACCACTCAGGATTATCTATCTCAGCTGTTAGAAGGGCGTTCAGTGTCTTCCGGAAGTCTGCCTTTTTCCGTCTGGCCTCACCGGAGGCTTTTCCACCCGCTGATGCAATTTTCCTTTGTTCAACCTTTGTTCGTTGATTTAACGGGATTAAGTTTTCGTGTCCACTTGCCATCACCTCACCTTCCAATCTGGCTAATTTTTATAACAAAAAAGAGACGGGGTTGGCCGTCTCTAAATTTTTCTCTAAGAAAACAGTAGTTTATATTCCGTTTTGTCTTCTTTGCCTTTTATAATTTTACAACTTGTGCAAGCTCTCGCTCTTTCTTCCAATTCTCGCGATATTTTGCATCCTAAGTAAACAGTTTTCGGCTGTGGCATTGGTAATAATCCACCATCTGCTGTTTTATTAATACCAGGGGCAAAAATCTTAGGCATCAACAATCTCCACTCATCTTCATGTTCCCATTGTTCCGACTTCGTTATGCACGATAACAACCACTCATTAGTTATAGCATCATCATCATTAATTATAGCCGTAGCAGTATCGAATCTTTTTTTATACAATACTGGAAACATATAGTCTCCATACATTTTAAATACTTCATCAAAGTCATATTCAATGCAAAAACCCTTATGGCTATCAGCATAATACCCCCACATTGGAATTGATTGATTATTACTACTAAAGCATTTTATATAAAAACTATGTTTAATTTCCATAAAACGATTTGATAATCGTTCTTGATATAGCAAGAAATTCTCATCCTGTTCTAACTCATCGATTACAAATGGATTTCTGCAATAAATATCTTTTAAATGCATATCATATTTTAAGCCTGTTTCAATTAAATGCTTTAAATCAATATCTAAACTACATTCAAAAGGATCGTTAAATTTTTCGGGATCGCACATCCACACATTGTTGCCTTCTAATGCATTTAGATCGTCTTTATTACCTGACCTATAAACAAAAATACTTTGTGGCTTAATTTGTTTTAGCGTATATCTATCAATTTCTTGGCTCTCTATAACCTTTTTAGCATATATTTCTTTAAGCTTTTTCTTTTCATTAATCAAAATACTTCCCTCTCCCTTTAAATCATAATATCAAATTCTACCAAAAGAAATGAATCCCTTGTCTCTGCAATAAATGCTAATATAGTATTTGTCTGATAGTACAGCTATTAATATCATGTTTAAAAAATACACTGGTTATTTCATTCTTCAATAAATCAAGTATTCCACCATCAACTCTACAGTCAAATATTATCCGAACTCCATCTAATGAATACGATACCTCTTTCAATCCAACATTATAGTTAATAAGTGCTTTTTTCAAGTCACTTATTAAGATATCAGGATCTGTATTTGCGTAGTTGTCACAAAGTACCTCTAAACCTTTAAAATATTTAGAAGAACTAATTGAACGATTAATTCTATTATTTTCTTCTATAGAATCTAATCTATCTATTATATAAGTAATCAATTTTTGATTGGAAACATTCTCATTAAGCTCGATATCTTTATATAAAGGTATTTTACTTATTGCTCTAAAAATCGGACCATAATCTTCTTTGTTAGAATCTATATTTTTTTCAAATTGCATAATAGATTCCTTTAAATCATTCGCTCCCTTTGGATCGTTAACGTAAAATATAGTATTCTCATCAATAATATCGAAGGGTAGTTTTGTGGCCTTTTCTGCAATAACAATTACTGGTTTACCAAAACTATAACGTATCGCGAGCTCATACATTACATTTGGGTTTAAACCCGTAAGGTTCGCAATTACCAATTCCGATTCGTACACACTTTTCACTATTCTATCATTTATTGAACCAATTTCGTACTTTCTGTGAGAGACTTCAATTTCATATTTATCCCCAATTGCAGGAATAATAGCCTGATCTATAATTCCATCTATATGTCTTCTTATTTGATCAGCTTCATCACCAATTGGCGTTATAACAAAACACTTTTTCTTTATAGATTTATCAGATTCTTTTTCGCTCAT